ACATTAGTACCCGAAGGCTCTATAATACATAGTATATTCAATAAAAGAACGGAGTTAAAAAATGTCTCAATTAACTGAAAATCTGACTGTAACAAGTCAACAAGCAAAGCCCGCGATCAAAGCGGCCATGAAAGCAAATCGTCCATCATTCTTGTGGGGACCTCCCGGAGTTGGTAAGTCTGAACTTGTCGAGGAGATCACTAACGAGTTAGGTGGTCATATGATTGATCTGCGTATGGCGCAGATGGAGCCTACTGATATCAGAGGTATCCCTTTCTTCAACAAAGATTTAGGAGTTATGGATTGGGCTCCCCCAATCGAACTTCCAACTGAAGAACTTGCTTCTCAGTATCCATGTATTGTTCTTTTCTTAGATGAAATGAACTCAGCACCACCAGCAGTGCAGGCTGCAGGTTATCAACTTGTTCTTAATGGACGTGTTGGTAAGTATGTTCTGCCCAAGAATGTTCATATTGTTGCCGCAGGTAACAGGGACTCTGACAAGGGTGTTACATATCGTATGCCGATGCCCCTTGCTAATCGTTTCATTCACTTAGAAATGCGTCCTGACTTTGCTTCTTGGCAGAACTGGGCTATTGAGAATCAAGTGCATGAGGATGTAGTTGGTTACTTGTCATTTGCAAAGCAGGACTTGTATGATTTTGATGCTAAGTCTTCTTCACGTGCATTTGCTACCCCACGTACATGGACATTCGTATCTCAGTTACTGCAAGAGGACGATATGGATCCTGAGACTCTTTACAATCTAGTCGCAGGTACTGTTGGTGAGGGTCTTGCTACTAAGTTTGTAGCACATCGTAAGATTGCTAGTAAAATGCCCAACCCATCTGATATCTTGTCAGGTAAAGTCAAGGACTTAGATGTCAAAGAAATCTCTGCAATGTATTCTTTGACTATCTCAATGTGCTATGAACTTAAGAGTGCCCTTGAGACTGATAAGGTCGATAACAAGAAGTTCCACGAAATGTGCGACAACTTCTTTGGCTACATCATGGCTAACTTTGAAACAGAGTTAGTGGTCATGGGTGCAAAAGTTGCACTGAAAACTTACAAGTTACCAATCGAACCTTCTCAATTGAAGAACTTTGATGACTTCCATAAACGTTATGGTAACTACATTGTTGAGGCTGGCAACTAAAATTGCTGACCTGGGAGAGTGTAAGGTCCGAGACATTCCTTACACTTTCCCAAACTTTTTACTTGACATGTCTCCCCAAAGGTGCTATAATTATTAAATACTTTAGACAACTGGAACTGACACATGACTAAGAATTCTTCAACAACTAATAACGACAAAGAAAGCAAACTGGCGCATCTAATAGGTCCTACAGACCCTCAAGTAGATGCACAAGCCCGTGATCGTCTTATCACTGCCCGTATTGCACTCTTACTCAGACATTCATTCTTTGGTAATCTTGCTACACGTTTGACACTCATCAATGCTGATGAATGGTGTCCAACTGCCGCAACTGATGGCAAGCATTTTTACTACAACTCACGTTTCATTATGATGCTAAAGAAAAAGGAAGTAGAATTTCTTGTAGCACATGAGGTACTCCACGTAGTTTATGATCACATGGATCGTAGAGGTACTAGGGATCCTCAACTATGGAACATTGCTGACGACTATTGTGTCAATGCAGACTTGAAAAATCACAACATTGGTGAGTTCATCACTACTGTCCCTTGCTTGTATGACTACAAATATGACCGTATGTCAGCAGAGCAAGTCTATGACATTCTGTATGAGAATGCAGAAGTTATTGATATTGAGCAATTGCTTGACCAATTACTTGATGAGCATATCGATGGCGACTCAGCAGGTGCTGGTGATGGTGACGGCGAAGATGGTGACAAGCCCGGCCCAGTCAAAATGTCTAAAGAAGAAAAGGATGCTCTCAAGCAGGAGATGAAAGAAGCAATCATCAACGCCGCACAAGGCGCCGAAGCAGGTTCATTGCCCAAGGGTGTTGAACGTCTAGTTAAAGACTTAACTGCTCCTGTCATGCCCTGGGACGATATCATTCAGTCTAATTTGACTAGCACAATGAACAACGACTATTCATTTATTAAGCCTTCTCGTAGGGGTTGGCATCAGGATGCAATCATGCCAGGTATGACTCCCGGTGAAATGATTGATGTTGATGTGTTCTTAGATATGTCAGGATCTATTGGTTCTGAGCAAGGAACCTTTTTCCTTTCAGAGATTCAAGGTATCATGGAGACGTTTACTAACTACAAAATTCATGTACATTGTTTCGATACAGAAGTCTACAATCCACAGACATTCGACAGTGATAACTTAGATGAAATCACTGACTACGAAATCTATGGTGGCGGTGGTACTGACTTTGATTGTATCTTTAACTATTTGAAACGTGAAGGTCGTGTACCCAATCGTCTAATCGTATTCACAGATGGTTACCCGTTTGGTAGTTGGGGCGATGAAAACTATTGCGACACTACATGGATCATTCATGGTGACCCTGAGCCGAATCCCCCTTTCGGCACATGGGCAATCTATGATGAACATAAACACAAACAGGCCGCATGAGCAAAGATCATTTGGAACCTCACAGGCCTGCTAATGCAGGTCCAGAGGATAAGTTCATTTATGAATCACCAGACGGGGGCAACACAGTGTATGCAAGACCGTTAGGTGTACATGAAATGTCACAAAGAAAAAAGGTTTACGAAAACCCAGAAATGTTGGAAGAAAAGAAATTCTTTGAAAGATGGCACATGTATAGAAATATACTAGAAGTTTCTAAAAATAATCCTGCTCTAAGTAAGTTATTAGAACAAGTAGAGATTGTTTATAATTTAAGTGAGGATAGAAAGTAATGGACGGTGGCACAAAAACGTTTTTAATAATATTAACCGCAGGAATAATGTCAAGTTTGATTGCTATCGTTACTTTATTATTAAATGATAGTGGTGGTACTAAGGGTATCACTGGTGAGTATAAAACCAAAAGCGGTAAAGTACATACTGCTAAAAAATCTAGGGAGCAACACATCGTATGAAGTTTGAGGACATCAATTTAGATACTTGGTACAACAATCGTATGTTGACTGATCAAATCCCTGCTCATTTTACGATAGTAAAAACACGTGCTACCAGAGAAAACATGCAATGGGTATTAGAAAGAATGCATGGTCGATTTGCTATAGCCAGTAACGTAAACCTCGATAACGATGATTTCATGTCATACTATCAAAAGACATTTGCGTTTGAAGATCCAAAAGAAGCAGTTCAGTTTGAACTCACTTGGTCGTAGATGTTTAAATGTCTCTGTCATGCTGTTAGAGAAGGCGAAGTTGACAGATACCATCTTATAGGAACCAAATGCGGTAAGTGTTTACTGCATCCTTTGCCAGATAAAAAACAAAAGAAGTTTAACAAGAAACATGCCAAGTTGATAAAACGGGCAAATTAAACCTCTAAAAATATTTTCATCACTTCATTTCGCATTAAATATTATTGTTAATGTAAAAATCTTACAGGAGAAATTATATAATGAGTTTTTTAAGACACGTAGGAAAACACGGTGATCGTAAGGTTGCAGTGATTTTCCGTGAAGTACCAAACGAAGAACATATGTGTTTAGTAGCATATACACAATTGTTGAATCAAAATATCCACGATCCATTGATGGAAACTATTGAAAGTGATATCGGTCAGAATAGTGAAGAACTTGCTGATGCGTTAAACAGACAATATACTAAGTCAGGTGATCGTATCCTTCAAGTATTACACTCAGAAGGAATGCTTAAGAAGATTAGAACAGAAGATGTTGTAATGACACCAGGTCCTAATCAATCAATTCGTTTAGATGAGTTGAATAAAATCTTAGGTGAAATGAAAGCAGGCGAAGAAGCAACTCGCAAACTTGCAGAAGCAGATGCATCAGCAGGTCTACAAGACCCAGCAGATGTTAGACGTAGAAAAGAAGGTCTAATTGGAGAACAAGTAAGACCTGAGCCTACTATGGGAACTAATGTTGTTGACCCTAATATGGCAATTAATGACGATGTTCTAGCAAGAGATTTTATGGCACAAGCAGAACGCATGGAAGCAGAAGCCAAGGGTCTAATTGCCGAGTCTAAAAGGTTGATGAAAGAAGCAAAAGCAATGATGCCGAAACCAGCAAAGAAGACACCTGCAAAAAGAGCAACACGTAAGAAAACAGCCGCAAAATAACAAGGAGGTCTCCGATGGGAGATAAATCTCGTTCAATACAGGACTGGGAACGACTCCTAGAAGATGTAGAAAAACATAAAATACCTGTAGAATTTTTGCAGAAACTAGTCTTACGAATGACAGGACGTAAGCAAAAAACCATTAACATTGAAAAGTTCTTAAGACAAGGACTTGACACCGAAACAGTAGAAATTATAGTTGGTAAACTGTTAGAGGAGTATGAAGATGAAATCTTATCAATAGATTTTATTCTTAATATAGAAAGAATTGCAGATGCAGTTCAGCCTGAAACAGATAAACTACTAAGTGGTCTATAAAATCTCTGTAAACTATAGAAGGGACTTCGGTCCCTTCACTCTATTATAATAAGGAACAAACTTGAAAGTTAAACTAATTAGTCATTCACAAGCACCGGACTTTAATGAGTCAGCATTAGATTTAGTTGCATACTGTGCAAGAGTAAGTAATCCTGATAATCAAAACAACAAAGAAACAAGTGAAAAACTTGTAAAGTATTTGATGAAACACAAACATTGGTCACCACTTGAAATGGTATCAGCATGTTTAGAGATTGAAACTACACGTGATATTGCTAGACAGATTTTACGTCATAGATCATTTTCTTTTCAGGAGTTCAGTCAACGTTACGCAGACCCTACAAAAGACTTAGACTTTGAAGTACGTGAAGCAAGACTGCAAGACCCTAAGAATAGACAGAACAGTGTGGTTACTGATGATGTAGAGTTACAAGCAATGTGGGAAGACAAGCAACGTAGTGTCATCAATGCTTCACTAGATGCATACAACTGGGCTATCGATAACGGCATTGCTAAAGAACAAGCAAGGGCAGTACTACCAGAAGGAAATACTGTAAGTCGAATGTATGTAAATGGTACCTTACGTAGTTGGGTTCATTACATTGAGTTACGTGGTGCCAATGGTACACAACAAGAACACATTGAAATTGCTCATGCAGTAGCAAAAGTTATTTCTGATATATTCCCTATGCATGACATGTTAGGTACTGCACCCCCTCCACCGGGTATCCCTAAAATCAGTGAATATGATGATCGGTTTTGAGAAATCTTTCCAATAAGTTTGCAAAATGAGTCTGTATAACGTACACTTATAGATATGAAAGAAGAATGGGAAGCAACTGAAGTAGACGTACATCATATTAATATGGGTGATGTCGAAGATCCGGATCTGATGGTAGCACCTGCTATATATGAATGGCAACAAACAGAAGCCGGCAAGTATGTTATGGAGAATAGTAACCCAACTGCTAAGTGGGTAAGAAGTAATTCACCGAGTTATATGGGACATAAATATACGATAAAGGCATACTTCACAGACAAAGAAGTTACATATTGGAAACTAAAATACGAGTAAATTATGGCATCAGAAAAGAAAAAATTAAACATTTGTGTTACCGGTGGATTAGGATTTATAGGTGCCCATGTCGTAGTTAAACTTATTAACGAAGGACATGATGTTGCTATTTTAGATACCAAAACAGATTACGGTCTAATCGATGCACAAGAATTAGATGCTGTAATGAAAGAAAGATTTTATGGCATCGCAGGCAGAATGACAGGATCAGTAAAGTTAAACATCTACACAATTGATGTTGCTAATCCTGAGTTAAGTACTCTGTTTGAAAAAGAAAAGTTTGATGCTGTAATTCATCTTGCAAGTTTCCCAAGACAAAAGGTAGTTAATTCAGACCCTACATCAGGCTCAAAAGTAATGAGTGAAGGATTGTTGAATCTATTAGAACTGAGTAGAAAGACGGGAGTAGATCGTTTTTGTTACATTAGTTCATCAATGGTGTACGGAGATTTTTCTGATGGAGTAGAAGAATGGGAAGACGTGACACCGAAAGGTCAATACGCAATTATGAAGTATGCTGGAGAATTGCTTGTACAAGACTATACAAGACAATACGGCTTAAATCATACTATCATTCGTCCTAGTGCTGTCTACGGGCCCTTAGATGTCTGTGACAGAGTTATCTCTAAGTTCTTTCACAATGCAATTACAGATGAAAAGATTGTTGTCAATGGTAAGATGGAGAAACTAGACTTTACATTTGTTAATGATGTTGCTACAGGTATTGTTCAAGCAACTACAAGTGATAAAGCAAAGAATGAAACATACAATCTTACTAAGTCAAAAGGTGTAACACTTTATGATGCCGCAACAATGGTTAAACAGATTGTAGGAAAAGGAAATATCGAAGTCAAACAAAAAGACAAAGATTTTCCTAGTAGAGGATCTTTAAGTATCGAAAAAGCACAAAAAGATTTTGATTATAACCCTGTAACTAATTTAAATGAAGGCTTAGTTATATACTTTAACTGGCTACAGAATTCAGCATACTGGCAAGAGCAATACAATCCTAAGCCGAAAGAAGAACCAAAGCCTAAAGCAAAACCAAAAGCAAAACCAAAGGCAACAAGAAAACCTAGAGCAAAAGCAAAGCCGAAAAAATGACGGAGTCGTTTTGTGTTTTGCCTTGGGTAAACATTACAGTTGACCCCGACGGTGCAATCAAGCCTTGTTGTATTTCACATGACTATATTACAAAAGATGATGGTACTAAGTTTAACTTAGGCTACGATAATATAGATGATATCTACAACAGCAAAGACTTTGTTAATTTAAGACAAAAGATGTTAGACGGAGAGTATATCTCTGGATGCGATGTATGTTATCACAATGAAAAGTATGGTCGTCAAAGTCGCAGACTAATCAACAACGAACAATACAAAGACATTATTCCAACTACAACTAAAAGTGATCTTAAAATTAAATTTTTTGATTTGCGTTTTGGTAATCTATGTAATCTAAAATGTAGAAGTTGCAATCCTACAAATAGTAGTCAGATAGAAAAAGAAATCTTAGAAATTAATAATACAGAATACACTAGATTTTATCCGCAGTTTGATGTAGAAAGTAATTACTGGTGGGAAACAGATACGTTTGATTCAAACATTAAAAGTCAAATAGATAATATCGATACAATTTATATGACAGGTGGAGAACCTACTGTCATCGAAAAGAACTTTGAAATATTACAGGAGTTAATAGAGTTAGACAAAAGTAAAGATATTACATTAATTATTAATACAAATCTTACAAACACTAATCCAAAATTCTATCAGTATTTGCCCAACTTTAAATCAGTCATACTACAATTAAGCATTGACGGATACGAAGGGGTACAAGAGTATTTGAGATATCCTAGCAAGTTCAGTCAGATTGATGAAAGCATACAAAAACTAATTACAATGCCAAACGTTAAACTTTGGGCGACGCCAGTTATTCAAATAGGAAATTTAAACAAGATAGTTGATCTGTTTAAATACTTTGAAGACATCAACATTAAAGAAAACAAACCTTTGATTGATATAAGGCCGATATTATTACAAGACCCGCAACACTTGAATATCGATTATCTACCTAAAGACTTTAAACAAAAAGCCTTTGCAAAAATATTTATGTGGATGTTAAATGATTGTAAATGGCAATCACAGATTTTTAAAGATACAATAAATGCATTAAAAGATAAGTGCCAAGAAGAAAGCAAAGATATAAACATGTTACAAGAATATATTAAGTTTAATAATTTGTTAGACGAACATAGAGGACAAGCATTAGTTGATTGTAATGCAGAATTACATACAATGCTAAAAGAACATGATTAAGTATTTTGGATTAGATAGACAGTATGCAAATCTTAAAGATGAATTGCTGGATGCAACCGATTCAGTTCTTTCTAGTGGTAGTCTTAATGACGGTGAGTATTCAAAAAAATTTGCAGATTGGTTATCTATAAAAACAAAGGCACATTATGTCATACTGTGTCATAGTGGAACACAAGCATTAGAGATAATTGCACGTTATGAAAGAGATACGTCTCCAGACCAAGATCCTTACACATCATGGGAATATGATAAAGACGTTTACAGAACAATCAGAGTTCCTAATCTGACATATCCTGCAACAATGAACGCATTCTTAAGTGCTGGATTAAACGTAGAACTTGTAGACACTGATAGAAATGGTATTATCCTCCCACAACCAGAAGATGAATTACAAAAGATTGAATGTCATGTTGGTTTATTCGGAGCACCTACAGTAGCAGTTGAGAGTGATAATGGTGTAGCAGTACTGAACAACAATATTGCAATTGTAGATGGTGCTCAACATTGGTTGATCGCAGACGGTAACATAGGAACTGCAATGGCAATTAGTTTTGATCCTACTAAAAATTTAAATGCTTCAGGAAACGGTGGAGCCATCGTTACAAACAATCAAGCATTATATGAATTTGCTAGTCAATGGAAAGATAACGGAAAACCATACCATTTTTATTCTGGTACAAACTCTAAAATGAGTGAACTAGATTGTTCTCATTTGTTAGTAAGAACAAAGTATATAGATGAATGGCAAGCACGTAGAAAACAAATTAGAGAATACTACATAGACAGATTCAAACACATTCATCCATTAAGATGTTTAAGTGAAGGGTTTGAAACTCATGCCGATTCAAAGTTTGTAGTTAATGCAGGCGCAGAACGTCAGGAATTAGAAGCATGGTTGAATCATAAAGAAATACAAACCAAAATACATTATAAGACAGCACTAAGTGAACTTCCAATCGCAGAAAATTTAGAGAAGCCTGATCTTATGTCTACTAGTACACTGCTTACACGATCACTATTAAGTTTGCCTATGTATCCGGAGTTAACTGACGCAGAGGTTGAGAAAGTTGCAAACGAAATTTGCGTCTTCTACGAGCCCTAATAAATACTGTATGAAAAATTTATCGCATGAAATCTTAGAGGAAAGAGAAGGTGTTGATATTTCAACAGACAACAAAGATGATTTGTGGATTTGGGATAAACTACACTGGTTTTATTTTCCTGACTTAGCAGAAAGACCTGCATCACAAGACGAACATTTAAAAGAACGTATCTTACCTAGTGTAGACTATAACGATCATAAGCCGACATATGTGTATATGAAAAATGGTCGTATGCCAGAACTAGAAAGCATTAATCACACCCCAGAGACTGTAGAACAATTAAATAAAACAGGTGTCACATTCTATCTAAATGAACCTATGTGTATCTACAATGTTCTAAAAATAGGAATGGGTCATACATTGACATTTTATTCAGAATTTACCGGCAAAGAAAATCCAGACTATTTGCGTAGTGATGAATTAGATTGTATACGTGATTACATTACTAGAAATAAACTTACAAATGTTGAAGTAAAAACATGCGACTACGACTCAGAAAACATATTTCCTTATTATAAGGAATGGATGACAGTAACATGCGAAGATACTTTTATTAAAAATGCTGTGTTTGTTAATATCCATGATGATTCATATGAGAACGGAGACATCTTAGGTCTAGCCTCTAAAAACTTTAAAAAAAGGTTTATCAATTTAAATTGGAGATGGACTCCGCATAGAAATCTTATCGCCGCATTTCTTGCTAATAGTGATGCAACTGTTAGTTTTGTTTTTAAAACCAATATGTCGATGCTACAGACTTTACCTTGGTTCGATATCAGAAAGTGTCCTAAGAAATATAAAAGCCGTTTATATGAGGGTTTGGATACTATAGATAATGAAGGACCTTTAAACGTAGATGTATATTTTGAAGAATTACTTGATATAGAAAAGACTCCATATCCAGTTAATACTACAATCGATGATCATTTTGATCCTTCTGTAGACGATCCATCTAACATGCCACAAGGATGGCATCCTATAGAAAGAGATTATAAGAATTCATTTTGTGATGTTGTTACTGAATCTAGGTTTGCACAACCTACTGCCAACTATAGTGAAAAAGTACATCAACCAATGTGGTATCGAAAACCTTTTATTATTATGGCGCCCCCGGGTACATTAAAGTATCTACATGAACAAGGCTATAAGACTTTCAGTGACTTTTGGGACGAGTCATATGATGACTGTACTAACCATGAAGAACGTTTGTATAAGATATTTGAAGTTATAAAATACATCGAAAGTAAGACAATTACTGAATTAAGAGACATCTATAAAGACATGAGACCTATACTCGACCATAATCGTAAACACGTAGAAGACTCCATTTATAAGTGGCGATGATAAATAGTAGTATATTATAGAGGAGGTTTCTAATGGGATTAGGAATTATTGAATCAGTTATCGGAGCCGCAAGCCCAATATTAGACAAATTTATTGTTGACAAAGACAAGAAAGCAGAAATGGAACACGAACTTAAGATGGTGTTACATAATGCAAATCTACAACAAAATCAAATTAACTTAGAACAAGCAAAACATCCAAGCATTTTTGTAGCAGGCGCGAGGCCAGCAATCATGTGGATATGTGCATTTGGACTAGCATGGTCTTATGTTCTAGCACCAGTTGCCAACTGGGCAGTTGTAGTAAGTGGAGCAGATGTTACCCTACCAGTCATACAAACAGAAGGTTTGATGACACTTACATTGTCTATGTTAGGTCTAGGTGGTATGCGTAGTTTTGAAAAAATGAACGGATTAGCCAGAGAGAATATGAAGGCTACTCCACCAAAACAATAACATTGTTACATGCCCAATCGCATAAATACAATATAAGACTGGGATAAAAATATGGCAGTAAATTACGAAATTATTAACATTGGTGCATTACCAAACGACGGTTCTGGTGATCCGTTAAGAGTTGCCTTTGATAAGATCAATAACAACTTTGCAAACCTATATTCTACTGCTGTTATATCATCTAACACATATACAACAGGCAATACAGCACAACAAGTTATTTGGGAGTACCCAGCAAATGCATTTACATTGGGTTCATTTTTCATTAAGTCTAATGATCCAGGTACAATAGACCAACAAGATGTGAGACTTGATGCTCAACTAAGTGCTAATTCAGCAAACATCAAGTTTTCAGCATACTCATCTACACAATGGGGAAATGTGTTAATACCTGGAGACGGTTATGACATGGATGTCAACTCTGGCAATGTTAGAATCTTAATTGATCCTGATACTGCAAACGTTACTGGTTCACAAACACTATTTCATTTTATTAATTCTTCAGTTATGTTCCAAGGAGAAGCACCAGCAGGATTGCCGATCGCACTTGATGGTTATGTAGATTCTGAACTTGCAACTGAAGTAGACGAAACAATTACAACTGAAGAAACACCATAATGAGAGCAAGAGAATTCTTAAACGAAGACAATGCACCTGGCAAACTAACTAAACGACAACGTTACGGTTCAAGAGGAATGCATAAGTTCCAAGACGAAGAAGGTAGAGATAGAATCTATGAATTAAATCGTGTAATGATGGCTCTTGCACAAGCAAACGGTGAATCAGACCATGAAAAGATTGATTTAGATTCAGAGAGTTGGATCGGCACAAGCAACATGGCTGTACCATATACTGAAGTAGAAGCAAACATGTTAAAGTCAGCATATAGAGCAGTAGGCTCTGAATGGGAAGATTTAAATGATGGTGATTTAAAATCTTCAGAACTACCTTCAATCAATAAACAAAGTCCAGTAGAAGGTTTCAAAGGGTATGAAAGATAATGGCAGCCGTCAACGTACCAGTTAAAGGATTAACAGGATTAATAACAATCTTTAATTATGCTGATGATGCGACAACTACTGTCGCAGATGTATTAGCATCAATCGTAGCATCTGATGGCATAGCCGCAGGCAACTATTATAACTTAGCATTAGTCAGAGATACAAGTATTAATGATAACGATACTCCAACTGCTACACTTGCTTCAATGAACTTTGTAGGCGCTACAGGCACTGATCCTTTCGCCTCAGGCGCTATTGTTAGTGAGACATTTGACAATGCAACACAAACAACTATTCCAGCAACAGATATATTTCTTACTACACCAGCATCTACTGCAAGTGCTCCTGCTACGGATTTACAATTCAGACAAGAATTAAGAGTAGCAAATATAGCACAACTAAACAGAAAGGGAGGTGCTACTGGCAATGTTAGTCTACCCGCATATAATGCATTAAACACTGCTGATTTAAACTTACTTCCTGCTAAGTATGTTGGAAATACAGCAACACCTACTTCAACAGTTCCATTAGCATCTAGCAGACCTTGGACATAAAAAAATAATTCTTAGACAGTTTCTGTCACTAAATATTATCATACTATTTCTTATATCTGCACGAAGGAGCAATGAATGGAAATCCCATATGATATTAATAACACACTTGATTTAGTCAAGTTAAAATTTTACAACGAGTGGCTATATACTGCTCACATTTACGATGAAGGGGACAGCCCATTTCATAAAGACCTAACAAAACAAGTAGTTGAAACTTATGTTGATCCACTAGCACTACCTAAAGATTCTAAAATCTTAGATTTAGGATGCGGCCCAGGATATTTCTTAGATGAAATGAAAGAAAGAGGGTTTGAAGACGTATTAGGTATCACATTGTCTCCTGGAGATATTAAACTATGTGAAGAAAAAGGTCATAAGACTGCAGGATATGATTTGTCATTCTTACCACAAAAAGATGGTTACCATGATGAAAGTGTAGACTTTATTTTCTTACGTCACGCATTAGAACATTCTCCTTATCCCATCTTTAGTTTAATGGAATACAATCGTATTCTAAAGCAAGGTTCAAAGATTTATATTGAAGTACCTGCTCCTGATAATGATCGTAAACATGAATTTAACTTAAATCATTACAGTATCTTTGGTGCTACACAATTAGCCGCACTCTTACAACGTACTGGATTTCAAATTGAGCAGTTTAACAACTTAGAGTTTGATTTGAATCATCAAAATCCTGAAGACCCAGAAGGTGAACCTATCGCAATGAGAGAACATTACTACTGTATTATAGCAACTAAGGCAAAAGGTCTTGATATCAAGTAAGTTTACTTTTGTAAGATATACTCTGTCATGGATTAGTCAGCAATTGGCTATTCCATTTTGGGCAGTAGGACATTTGCATCTTAGTCTTAAAATGGATGTATACCAAGACATACACATGATCATTGCATCATTAGGAATGAATATTTTAGTTGCTATAGGATTTTTCTTAGACTACCAAGACTATAAAAAATCACACTAAATGCGTTTAATTACTTTTGGATGCAGTTATACACAAGGCATCGGGTTAGATGGTCTTACTCACAAAGAACATGAGTATTATAAATCACCTCAAGATGCTATTCTTTATATTAAACCTGCAAGTGAACATGCATGGCCTCATTTGTTAGCCGACAAATTAAATTTAGAATGTATAAATTTAGGTAGGGGAGGCTCATCTCCAAAATTTGTATATCAAATGATTAAAGAATTTCAATTTCAAACAAATGATATTGTAATTATACAGTGGCCTTCAGTTTCACGCAGAGTTGTTTGGGCAGAAGAATCTGCTATTAGCACTACTCCTCATAATCCTAAAATACACATAGAATTTTCACCATATGATTCTATCGCCGAAGATTATTACAGAACATATCACACTGATTTTGATAGTTTATGGCATACAGGGTTATTAATTGAAAGTGCCCATAACCATTTAAAAGACATTACTAAAACAGTTTATTCTGTATCTGATGAGCCTAACTTGCGTAATAACGAGTTACTGCCTAGATTTTTTCCTGTAATAAAAGACATCAAACCTTTTTTAAAAGAGCAACCGCACTCTTTAAATTTACCTGCATCTGAAATACATTTAAATGAAGATCAATTAATAACATGCAATGATGGTCACCCGGGCAAGCAATTTCATATAGATTTTGTAGAAGATATGTTAAAGGAACTAAAACTCCACTAAATACTAGTATGAGCAACTTTAATACAAGCGGAACGGGCGAATTAGTCAAACCTGCTTATAAGAAAACAGCATTTAAAAATCAAACAGAGATTGATGACTTTGTAAAATGTTGTGATCCTGAAACTGGTTATCTATACTTTATGGATAACTTCTTTTATATTCAGCATCCAACGCAAGGTTCAATTCAATATCATCCTTATGAATACCAAGAACGTTTAATCGACACTTATCATAATTATAGATATTCAATTGCTCTTATGCCTAGACAGTCAGGTAAGTCTACATCAGCCGCAGGCTATTTGCTTTGGTATGCTATGTTTGTACCTGATGCTACTATTCTAATTGCCGCACATAAGTACACAGGTTCACAAGAGATTATGCAACGTATCAGATATGCATATGAAAACTGCCCTACACATATCAAAGCAGGTGTTGTTACATACAACAAAGGATCGTTAGACTTTGAGAATGGCTCTCGTATTGTGTCAGCAACGACTACAGAGAATACGGGTCGTGGTATGTCGATCACACTCTTGTATCTGGATGAGTTTGCATTCGTAAGACCTACAATTGCCGAACAGTTTTGGACTTCTATTACGCCAACACTAGCAACAGGTGGTAAAGCAATCATTACATCTACGCCGAACTCTGATGAAGATCAGTTTGCATTGATTTGGAAACAAGCAAATAAAAATATAGATGCTAACGGAGAAGAAACAGAACTAGGTGTTAATGGATTCAAACCTTTTAGATCATACTGGCATGAACAGCCCGGTCGTGATGATAAATGGGCAGAAGAAATCAAAGCACAGTTAGGAGACGACAGATTTGCACGTGAAATCGGTTGTGAATTCTTAATTGCAGATGAAACATTAATCAATCCTAATACGTTAATCATGTTAGAATCAGTAGAACCTACAGATAGAATGGGTCAAGTCAGATGGTTTCAAAAACCCAAGAAAGGTATGGTATACTGTGTAGGACTAGATCCATCATTGGGTACAGGCGGAGATCCAGCCGCAATACAAATTTTTGAAGCAAACACTACTACACAAGTTGGTGAATGGAAAGACAACAAAACAGATATTCCTAGACAAATTAAGTTATTAGGACAAATTACACAATACATAGCAGAAGAAACAGGCGAACCAAACAACATATACTACTCACTAGAAAACAATTCTATCGGAGAAGCCGCTCTAATCTCACTAGCAGAATACGGTGAAGCAAATATTCAAGGTATTTTCTTAAGTGAAAAAGGTAAAAAACGTAGAGGATACAACACAACACAGAAAGTAAAACTAGCCGCATGTGCTAAGTTTAAAACACTGATGGAAAGCAAGAAAATGAATGTAAGAAGCAAAGCATTAATTAGTGAGTTAAAAACATTCGTTGCATCTGGTGGTAGTTATCAAGCAAAGATTGGTGATAACGATGACTTAGTGATGGCTACATTGCTTGTAGTACGCATATTACAAGACATTACAGACTTTCACAGTGACTTAACTGAACATATGCGAGACCATGATGAGATGGTTGCTCCATTGCCGTTCTTTGCTGTGATTAACTAAAAGAGATAAATAATAGTATGGCAATTGATCAGGAATCCTTCAATAAACGACTCTACGATATCTTAAAAACTCGTGGATACAAACCATCGCCTAAAGACTCAAAAAACGAAAGAACTAATCCAGAAACAGCAGATGTTTTTGAGTTTCAATTTATTAAAGACGGTGAAAACTACGGTAAAGCATGGGCAACTATTGATAAAACATCATCATTAAACCTATACTATGATGATAATCAAGCAGGCAGTCCTCCAGGACAAACAAAAGGCATGGATTATGATGATTCTTGGTCTGGATTACTAAAACATTTAAAGCAATGGGCATTATCTAAACAACTAAACTTTGGCTTACATGACAGTGATCGTTTAGGTGACGATATGCGTCAGAGGGATTATTATAAAATGAAAGAAAAGATGACAGAAGGTTATCATGCTGTTAATAAGATGACATCATATAACGATAACATACCTAACGTAAAAGTTGTAATTCAACATGACAGACAAATCGGTGAAGGAGAGCAACGTTGGAGAAACGTACACAAGATTTTTGTTGAAAATACTGAAGGCGAACGTTTTGCAGTCCCAACTAGAATGCCAGGCATTGCACGTGTATATGGTAGACACGTAGCAGAAGGTGGAACTCCATATGATGAAAGAGGCAAGCACATTACTCAGTTAGTAGAAGAATATACTAAGATGGCTGGATTTATTCGTGCTACACGCAGAGGAGAATTTAATGAATCTGTCGCCCAACTCATAGCAGAAGGTGTCAAACATCATAGATCAATAAAAGAAACACTGCAAAAGATGCAAAGCCATAGAGGATACAACCACTATTTTGAGTCCTGGACTCCTGCTCTTATGGAAGACGATGCTGATCATACAAGCATTGCAGAAATGTTTTCACAAGAATCAATCGACCCAAGAATTGAAAGTGTTTTACCTATCTTAAACAAACTTAATAGTAATATCATTAACGAAATCGAAGAAGTTAATGAGTTAGATCAATGGGCAAAGTCTATTACTGAAATGGAACAGATAGACGAAGGAAAAAGAGACACACATTGTTCAGATAAGTGCTGTGGTGCAGACGTAAAAGCAGAGGACTGCACATGTTCACCAGACTGTCCACATTGCAACTGTAATGCAAAATTAAAAGAAGAAAGTGAAAAGCAAGGTGGAATGGGTACTGAAGATGATGATTTAAGAGATGAAGAATCTGGCAAGAACCATGATCCAAAGACAGGCAAAAGAATTAGACCTCATCCGTTCGATCCAGATGATGAACACTTAGAAGAAGGCAAACATAATAAGTTAGTTGTAGATGCATTAGAAATGAGTGAGAAAGAATTTGCTGAGAAGCATCCTACTATGGCTCATAGATATGATGACATTCTAGCCGCATTTAGTGAAGAAGACTTAAAAGATAAAATAGAAAGTCCTAAGCAACAAGAATTAGATTTAACAGAAAATGATGACTGGAGAAGTTTAATTCATGCAGACATAAAGCAAATACAACAAGCCGCTGGAAATGCTAAATCATATGAAGAAGTAATTAAGCAAAGAATTAGAGATCGTAAACTGCAAATTCCAAAAGAAGCAGACCCAGTAAAACGTAAACAGTTAGGCTCAGAAATTAGAGAGTACGAAAAGTTCAAAAATCAATATGATTTTAATAAAGCCAGTTCAGCAAAAAATGCAAAAGATGCCTCAAGAATTGAAGCAGATAGAATATTAAACAAGAAATCTGAACCATACACAAGACCAGCAGATAAAGTAACTATCGGTACTGCTCTAGCAGGACTATTAGGTGAAGAGTCAGTTATTGATGAAAAAGATTTTTCAGATAAAGAAATTAAAATGGCATATGGCATTTTAAATGATCCTAGATATAAAGGCGGTAACCAAACCGGGGCAATTAAAGCAATCGAAGGTATCAAAGCAGGATTGTCTGAGCATCCAGGAGTTAAAAGAGCAATCTACAAAACACAGAACGAGCCTGATAATTTAGAAGAAAACATTGAGATTGGCGAAAAAGGTTTTTATGTAAACGTTGAAAACGGACAAGAACGACCTTTAACATGGCCACAGTTTCAAAGCACATGGTATGACGAATTTAGAGATGATCCTGTATCACGCAACATTTCAACAAATGAGTTATCTCAGAAGTATCAAGTATACTTAGATCAGTTAGAGGAAGAACCTTACCTCGATGAAACTAAAGCAGGTGGATTTGATTTTGCCGGAGACTATAAAACAGGTCAAGCCGGACAATGGAAAAACACAGGCAAGACTAAAGGAAGACCTGCAAAAGTAGGTGACTTAGTTGGCGCTGAAAGCAAACATGCACATGATGAAATGTCTGTTAGTCAAATGTCTGATGAAGATTTAGCAGATTACCTGAATGTAGATGTTAAAGATGTTAAAGCAGATAGAGATCACGCAGAAGAAGTTGCAAACGACAAATCACGTGATCATGCACCTGACAATATGTTAGAAGATATCCTACGTCTAAGTGGATATGAGAAGTATCAGAGTTAAGGAGATTGCTATGAATTCTAAATGTAAATGTTGTTCATGTTGTAACTGCACTTGTTGCTAAGAGATAATGATAGAAAGTGGAACTAATTTTTGTATTAATTCTAATGATGCTACCGATGATCTGTGGTGGTTTTACCTTTGTAGTAAGTCAACAAGCAGTAGAGGGTAAATTCAATGGCGGACAAGAAAAAGAAACAATCAAAAATTTATCTAATACCTGAAGGTGAAACTAGAGATCATCATACATATCATTACACCGCTATTAAAACAAAAAATTTAACTGTAAGTAATACTAAGTTGAAACTTAAAAAATACAATCCGGTTAAAAGAAAACATGAGTGGTTTGTAGAAGCAAAACTGCCCCCTCATTCAAAATAAGGATTTGTTGTGAGATTTAAAGATTTCTTTACTGAAGAAAATGATCTGGAGAAAAAGAAAACAGTTCCTCCAATGGACATCAAATCCAGAGATGTCGTGTCAAAAGATGATACTGAAGATGCCATCGCAAATGTAGATACAAGTGAGATACAGGGCATGGATGATCGTATGGCACAACTTGCTCAGAATAAAGATTTAATCTATCAATACACAGATGATGAAATGACTGATCTTGTTCCTGTTGATGACGAAGAAGAGGAAGAAGGTGTAGGTGTAACAATCGAAGAACCAAATACACTACCACAAGAAATTAGACAAGACTTAAGAACACATGGTGATGTGACAGCAAGGTTTCATTCTGTAGAGAATCTACCCGGTTACTTAGATGATGCTATTCGTATGATGGGTCAAAAAGTTTTTGCATCTTTAACAGCAACTCCGATTGATGAAATTAATGTTCTTGCTAATTTAGGAAATCAAGGACCAAACGAGCAACGAGAACTAAATGCTGTTGCTGGTATGGTTGATACATATGGGCAACGAAGAGGAGACTATGAAATGAGATTCGATAGAATCCTCCCCGGATATGAAGCAGATATTCGTGTTTATGAGTATAAAGATCAAATCTTCTGCTTAGTAAAAGACTTTGCAGGCTCTTACATTTATAGTTGGCCAGCAGAGAATAAAAAACTTAATTAATTATTCTACATCATTCAAAGGATTTTCTAAGATCGTTTGAATTCTTTCTTCTAAGTCTTTTCTCATCTCACGCATTTCTTTGTCTTGCTCTTTGAAACGTTCTTGCATCTCACGTTCCATCTCATAGACATCATCACGTACTTCACGTTGAGTTTTAGCAGATTCACTATCAACTCTACGTGCTAAACGAGAGGCTTCTGTAATTTCACCTTGCAGATTTTCTTTAATAACTTCTGTAAGTTCAGTCAATCTAATAATTTCTTGTTCGATTGTCTCTGGTTGTAATGCTTCTAGTTTTTCTTCTGCTTCAAGTAGTCTATTGTAGAGTTCAAAGCCTCCCCATAAACCACCAATTAATGTACCTAATAAGGGTAAAATGAATAGCAGTTTGCTACCACTCATCTTTATTCCTTCATACTCTACACTTGCCATATTATACTCCTATTGTTTACTGCTAAATGCTTTTCCTGCTTCAGCAATACCAAATGATCCTAATGTGACAACAACAAAAGACGTATAGATAAAGTCTGATATAACTAAATCAGTGCCGTCTAATCCTGTCACTAAGTCTACGATACCAAACGCAACCATCATAAAGAACGATGCAAATCCAATGATTGATTTCTCATTGATTTTGTTGTCGTCCATAAATAGATGACTTAGTTTGAATTTTTCTTTTGGTTTCACTTCATGGGAAACTTTTCTTAAGTCCTGAGTTAATGCTTCCATCTCTCTGATTTTGTCATTAGCCTCGTCTAGTTTTAGAAGTAGATCAGTATATTTGTCTAAATCTAAGTTTTGAACGACTCCGTCGCCGCCCTCAATTTCGATGTTTTCTTTGTCACTCATTATTTTTGCTCCTGTGTTTCTTCATCTGGGTTTATTCCATATTGTATAAGTACCATCTTATACAACTTTTCTTGTGTATTGCCAGCCATACGATAGAATCCCATTTTGTTATCATCTATCTTACCGTCGGGCATTTGTTTATTGTCGTACCATTGATTTGTATTATTAGCATACACTTGTGCACCTGTATACGCACTAAAGCCTGCTGTATAACCTATATAGGCAACAGCAACAGTTTGGTCTGCATATCCTCCATCTTCAGTAGGTCCCCCGTCCTGAATATTTTGTAATTGCTCTTGTAAGTTTTGTTCAGCAACTTGCGACCCTACTTTGTCTGCTAGACTTTCGACTGCTTGAGTAGTACGTTGTTCTTGTACAGAATTCTGTACCTCAAACCTTTGAAAGTTTGGTGTTTGTTGACTTAAAAACTCAGTCAACCCTGTACCTGTCGATAGTGCTTCAGTTAAACTGTCACCAAAATCAGCATCAGTCTGACTAATACCACTTGAACCATCATCAAATGATTCTACAAATAAAGGTTCTTCTTGCAATTGTTCTTGTTGCTGTTCAGCAACTTGGAACGCAGAAGTTTGTACGACATCTACAGATGTATTAGCCGCATCAATTGATGTATCAACTTGACCAGTAACTTGTTCAAATTGTTGTTGGCTAGAATCATCTGCAATTACACCGGTTGACTCACTACCTGAGGAACCAGTGTTATTAAAACTACCATCGTCTTGTTGCATTGCAACACTTTGTGATCCTGAATCAACTTGAACTGATCCAGCACTACCATCAGATATTACACTTTCAATGACGTTAGCGGTTTGTGTATCATCAGAGACCTCAGTCAGAACCTGTGCAATAGCAACAGATTGAGATGCTGGTTTCTTAGATGACGTTGAAGAACTGCTTTTAGCCTGTGCTACTTCTTTTTCAACCTTAGCAATTTCTTCTTTAATTTCTTCTTTAATTTCTTCTTGTTCTTCAGCAACGACAATTTCTTCGGCTTCTTCTTCTACTTCTTCAATAATTTCTTCAACAGATTCTTCTTCTATTAATTCTTCTAATTCATCTTCACTAATTAATTCTGCTAAAGCCTCATCCTCGTCTGCTAAAACGTTAAACACTTCTTCCGACTCTACGAATATAGGTTCTTCGGAAACTTCTTCATTTGCTACCCAAACTTCTTCTTCGGGTGCACCTGATACATAAAGTTCATAATCAACTGTATTTTCTTCTTGTTGGTATACTGTTGTTTCAACTTCATATGTTTCAACTTCATATGTTTCTATTAATACGATTTCTTGTTCTGCTTGTTGCTGTTGAAATTCTTCAACAGGCATGTTCATTTCCATAATTGCATCGTCATCATCGTAACCGGCGATTATGTCATCTATGCTACCTGCACTATTAACCTCAAATAATTCAACTCCAGAGTCTATTGATAAATCTTCTCCTGATATTGCAACTAGTTCGACACCTGTCGATGTAAACATTTCCCCTGACATTTCTTCTTCAATATATAAACCATCATCAGATGTACCAGTATAATCATCTTCAAAAGTTTCGTTCCCGGTTATTGCTCCGTCATCTGACCCATCATTGCTTACAAAACCTAGATCAGAGCCGTCATCATTGTATTCACTGTATTCATCCTCGTAACCGTAATCGTCATCATCATAACCATAATCGTCATCGTCATATCCGTACTCTCCTGTCGAAGAATCAT